TCGTTCACGCCCGCATGAAAGCGAAGCGTCTGGCCAGGCAGTACCAACTCAAAGCCTTCCCATATCGTCAGGCCCTTCGCGAGCGAGAGCTGACCTTGAAGTTCACTCATTCGTAAACCTCCTCAAAGGTAACCGATATGCTGTCAATGCCCTTGGCGACATTGATGCGCGGCCACTCCCGGCAAACGAACTGCCCGGCTGATTGTCCTGGATGCGTGTAGGTGAAGGCCTCGATCGCTCCTCTAGCCTTAAGGAAGGCATCAATAGCCTCAATCTCTGCCTTTGGTCGCTTGAACGTCAGCGAATACTTGCGCGGCTGGCGGTTGATGCCTGTTCCCTGCCGCTGCTCGTACCCGTCGCCGAACTTGATGACCTTGACCGTCGGGGTGATCGTCTTGGTGGCGTCGTAGGTCGGAACCCATGTGAATGTCGGCATGACGCCTCCTTAAGCGAGTTGCCCGCCGTTACGGCGTTGCCGCGCGATTTCCTGCTGTGCGACAACCTTCATCGCCTCAGCCAGTTTCGCCGGATCTGGGATTGTGCTGGCACCGTTATCAGCCGCATCAATGTAGAAGGTCATGGTGATGGGTGTTGCGCTGCTTCCGCCGCGTATACCAAGGCGCCCTTGCGAGTCACGAGCCAGCGGAACAATTGCCTCTTTGCCAGCCTCGCCCATCACACCGGTTTTACCGTTGGCCATACCGAATGCCGTTGGCTTGCTGACAATACTGTTGGTGAAGGCGGCGCCATCGGCAAACATCTGCACGCCGCCGGACCAGGCTCCGCCCTTCGCTTGCGGGAAGTAGGTCGATGAGTAACCAGCCTGAGTAGACCCTGTTGACGTCGTGCCACCGCCGAAGTACGAACTCGCAGCAGTCGCCGCCAGACCAAACAGCCCGCTCAGTGCCGACGAGCTGCCTTGGCGAATCGCGATGCGCGCCATATCGGCGAGAATCGACTTGGCGAAGTCGCCAAATGACGCCTTACCTGTCATGGCAAACTGGACAATGGCGTCTTCCATGGAGCTGAACGCATTGGTGAACAGGCTTTTCGTCTGCCCAGCCACGTCGCGCGTCGACTCCAGATAGTTCTCCCAGGCCGAGGATGCGCCGGCAGTCCAGCTGCCTTGCGCCGAGGTCATATCGTCGTAGTTGGCGACCACCACGTTGCGCAGGTCCTGCTGGCTCTGTGCAACGGCTTTCAGCTTGGCGTTGTACTCGTCGAGACTCATGCCGCGCGAGCCATCGCCATACTGGTTGGCCAGGTCGATGCGCTGGGCGTTGGCCTTATCGTCTATGCCGTTGAATTGCCCTGATAGGGCTTTCTGCCGGTCACCCATGCCGAGCCCTGCCGCCTCACGCTGCCCTTGCTGGCGTAACGTGACGGCCTGCTGCTGTAAGGCATCGGTGTAGGTCTTGATCGCCAAGGCCTGCTTCTTGACTCGCCCTTCCTCGTTGGTCGCCAGGACTTCAAGCTGGCTGTCGGCATCCTTCTGCGCCTTGACCATGCTGGTGCGCGCGTCGGCGATCTTCTGGTCCAGCTGGATGCGCTGCTGACCAGTCGTGCCGGCCTTATCCTTGACCGCTTCCAGCGCAGAGATCTCGGCCTCGTAAGCGCCGGCGACCTCTTCACGCTCCGCCCGGATCAGCGCGGTGCGCTGGTCGAGGTAGGACTGTTGAGAGATCAGGCCGGCTTTCTGCTTGGCCTCAAGCTCCTTTTCGGAGTTCGAGTATTCGGCAGTCATCGCCTTGATGGCGTTCTGCGCGTCGTTGAACCCGGACAGGTTGAGCTGATTAGCCTTGCCGGCCGGGTCCTTGTTCTTGTCCTTGATGTTCTGGATGTTCTTGGCGACAACATCGGCCTGGACCAGCGGGTCATTAGGGTTGGCTGCGCGCAACTTCTCCACGTCGCGCTGATATTCCTTGATCAGCTTGTTGCGCTTTTCCTCATTGCTGAGGTTGGCGTCACTGAGTGCCTTGAGCTTGCCGGCGGCCTCAATCCCTTCCTGCTGAACCTGAACCCGGTCGCCAATGAACTTGGTCCGCGCCTTCTCGGCGTCGATCTGCAGCTCAAGGAAATCGAGGTCCTTTCTGTCCTGATCCGTGCTGCGGGTATCCAGCCCCAATGCCATGGCACGCCCGCCACGGCCTTGATTGGATTGCAGGCGCTGGCGGATATCCTCGGCCTGCTGCTCCAGGGTCTGAGTCCGGCCAACGTTGAGCGTGGCATCCAGCGCGCCAAGCGCGGCAGACTTGATTCCTTTCCAAGCGCTTTCGATCAAGCCCAAGTTCTGGGTGATTTCACCGGTTCTTGAGTTGATGGTCGAGGCATAGGTGTCGGTCAGCAGCTTGGCGGCGCCAATGGTGTCGCCCTGCTCCTTCAGCGCAACGATCTGCGAATAGACCGCCGCCGTCAGGAAGCCGTACTGGTCGTTCAACTCTTTCGCCGCCGCGACTGGGTCCTTGGCAATCTTCGCGAACTCGGCGATGGTTTCGTCAATCGCCTTGCCGGTGGTTTTTTCCATCTCCAGCGCGGCGGTGGCAATCTCGCCAAAGCTTTCGCCAGCGATCTTGCTGTTGCCGGCCAGCTTGGCCAGAACTTCGGCCGCCGCACCGGTGGTGCCGACAGTCGTGCTGACCTGCCCGGCAAGCGTAGCCAGTTGGTCGGCGCTGGTTCCTGCGGCATTCCCGGTCAGGATGAGTGCAGTGTTATAGGCTGTAGATTCCTGGCTGCCTTTGTAATAGGCAAATCCAAGTGCCGCTGCCGCTGCAGCCGCAATAGTGAATGGGTTTACAAGGCCAAGAACGTAGCCGCCAAGCGCTTTGGCAGCCGGACCGATGCCGCCGAACATATCCTTGAGCTGTCCGCCTTGTTGCAACAGCACGGTAATCGGCGACTGCCCACCTTGAAGGCTGGTTGCAATATCCGTGAACTGCGCAGGTACACCCCGCAAGGCTGCTGCCGTCTGCTTGGCAGAAACACCGGTTTTGCCCATAGCCTCATCGAATTTCGACAAGCCTAAACGGGTTTGATCGAGCTTTAATTTGTACTCGCCGAATGTCTCGGCATCCAGCAACCCTTTGTTCTTGTAGCCCGACAGCCGTTTCTCCATGTCGTCAAGACGACCTAGCGCGGCAACCGTAGGGTCGATCTGCCCGAGCAGCGCCGCCAGATCATCACCCTGCTTCTTAACGGCTACAGCAGCCTTTTCAGTACTTTGAGTGGTCTTTGTTTGGGTTGCATTCAGCGCTTCGCTGCGCTCGCGATAGCTGGTAATCGATGTTGCGGCAGACTGAAAAGCAGTTGATGCGGTAGTGATCGACTTGCCAACCGTAACCATGGCTTGAGCCGTGGCATCCTGCTTGGCATTCAGCGCCTGTAGTTCGCGAACGATCTGCTGGGTATCGGCAGCCATACTGCCCATTGCCTGCTCCCAGGCCTTGCCAGTTTTCTTTGCCGTCTCTTCGGCGCGCCCACCAGCATCGACTACCTTGTCCAGATCAACGGCGGCCTTCGCAACGTCCGACGTGTCCATCTTTATGCCGAGCGATGCAATATCCATAGACCACCTTCAAATAAGTGCCCGATCTAACGGGCTGTGTCCTCACGCCTCAGCCATAACGGCCAGCGCCTCGGCCTCCATGATCTGGAGGTCAGGAAATATCTCGGGGAGATGCTTTTTCTTGATGCCAATGAAGCTGGCCACGTCGCGGATTGACGTGTAGTCGAGCCCGGTGGCGCCGCATGCGCCCGTTCGCCACTGAGTGCCGAGCGCATTAAACAGGCGGAAGGCTGGCCAGTTTCCTGGCCAGACCTCTACTTCATCGTCAATGTCGTCCAGCGTCAGACCGAACATCGCCATGTCTTCAGCGGTAGCTCGTGGCTCATACATGGCTCGGGCTGCGGCGATCAGTTTCCCCGGCGAGCAACCTCGTAGGCCTTCTGATAGGCGTCGATGACAGCGGCAGGAGCGCCGACGCAGGCAGTGACCAGATCCACGATCGCCTCTTCCGTGAATGCATCATCAAACGCCCATCCGACCACGATGTCCTTCATCTGGCTGGCTTGAAGCTTGATCTCGGCGGCAGTGGTTTCCTCCCACGTCGAACCATCCTTGGTGGCTTCTGCAACCGTGGCTTCGCGCGCGGCATTCCACTTGTCGAACATCACGGATAGCTCATTGCGGTCGCGATACTTGAACTCGAACTCAACCGAGATCGGATCGGCGCCGACGCGAGGGATCTCAACTTCCTTCTTGAACGTGGCGTTCTGGGCAATCTTGAAGCTAGCCATGTGGTTTCCTTACGACGTGTAACGGGTGGCAGTGGCTTGCAGCGCCATGGAAACAGTCTTGGTCATCACGTTGTTACGGGAGATCGAAGGCTGTTGCGAGAACGAGGTGTAGACGCCGTAGTACAGTTTGTCGGTGCCTGGCAGATTCATGCGGGCGGCCTGAATGGTCCGGGCGGTATCTGCAGCGGTAACGACCGGCACGTATGGCAGGGCCGGGTCATCTGCGACGGTGATGGTCATGCTTGCGGCAGACTTGTCGGTCGGGATCTGGAAGCCTTGCTGAGCTTCGAGGAAGGCGACATCGGCGTAGTTCTGATCGCCCCCGGACGATGCGAAGTCGGTGATTTGCGGGATCTGCACCCAAGTCAGCACCTTTTTCAGGCTGCCAACACCAGAGCCGGCCGGGTACACGGTAGTGTCGGCGGTATCGATCGCTTCCAGGGTGATCGCGGTGGCAGTTGCCGCCTTGACGCGGACAACCTTGTTGTTCAGTGCGGTCCAGCCGGACGCGACCAGCAGGATATCGCCGACCGCCAGCGTGGCGCCGGTCACTGTGCAGATGGCTTCAGAGGCGTTGGAGATCGCCGAGAAAGCGAGTGGCGCGGCGTAGGTAGCGGCGTGTTCGAACGTCGCGCCGTTAGGTAATTTCACTGCCATTGGTGTTTCCTCTATGCAGAAATGACAAAACCCGCTCAATGGCGGGTTCTGGGTTTGCCCAATGGGCGGATTAGGTGGTGTCGGCCCGGTACTGGATCGACAGCGGCAGCGTGGTGGTCGTGTCGCCCTGCTGGGCCGAGGCGGTGGACATCGGCGCGCGGACGTAGACGGTGAAATTCGTCTTGGTCAAGGCCATGTTGTTCGGGAACAGTGCGTAAATCTCGTCGGCGATTGCCTCGGCAGTGCCGCGACCGATGCCGGCCTTGGTCACGACGCTGACCTGAAACACTCCACGGTAAGCCGTGTGCTTGCCTTCAAGGTCTTCGCTGGTCGTGTTGGCCGGCAGCATGAAGGCGCGCAGGTAGGGCGAGCCGTCCGCCGGCGGCGTGAAGGCGACATCTTCATAGGCAATCGGCAGTGCCGGCACCCTGGCGGTCGCCCACATCTTCAGGCGGCCTTCAAAGAGGCTGCGGATGATCTTGTCTGACATCAGGGGAGCTCCGAGACAGCTTTATCGATGAACATCTGCACTTCGAGGACCGAGATGCGGACCATGCCGGCCGGTGCCTGACTTGAATGCCCGTACTCGAGCGGCTGCGCATACGGGAGATTGTTCATCATCCAGATGGTGCCGACCTGAGTGGTGAAGCCCTGAATCACCGTCGTGCCGTCGCCTTTCGAGTCTCGCCCGGTCGGATCAATGCGCTCCAGCGTGCCGGTCTTGGCCGTATCGAGCGACACTTGCCAGTTGCCCCGGAAGCGCCCGCCGACGTAGTCACCGCCAGCGACCAGATCCATGCCGTCCTTGATCAGCCGCCCCGGCTTCATCCTGCCAGCCTTGGTCAGGTTCGCCGGATCGTTGCGCAGCTCGGCATTCAGTCGGGACACTTCGTTGTTGTACTGGGTCGCGGTTGCGTTGGCTGCCCACAGCTCAGGATTGCCGACGGGCGATCGATCCACCACGGCGCTCAGCAGGTCGATGGCGACCTTCTTGATCACCGTCTCGGCATTGGCATTGGCCTTCTCGGCAAACGCCTTCAGGTCCAATGCGAAGCTCATTTGCGGGCCTGCACACTGAAGCCGACGGCGAGGCCGGCGTAATCCCAAGGGTCGACGTTCTGAACTGTGTAGGTGTCGCCGTCGAACAGGATCTTGTCCTGGCTGATGGGTTGCGGCATGTCAGCAGTATTCAGCAGCACAGGGGAAACGAGGATCTTCACGTCGCCCTGCTTGATGCGCGAGCCGTCGATGTCGCTCTGCTTGTAGGTGTCACGGAAGCCCGAACCATCGTATTGAACAGTGGTTACTGGGGTTGTCCCGGTATCCGGGTCGTATTCGCCGGTCGTGACGCGGATCAGTGACAGTTCGAGGCCGTTTCCGCCCCTGCTGCGCGGTGCCAGCATCTCGGCAGCCAGCGCCTTTGCCTCGTCGTAGATATCGCTCATCAGCTTCGACTCAATTTGACCTGACTCGACGACTCAAGCAGGCCGGCGAACTGGGCATAGGACTGGCGGACAGCGGCGGCCTTGGTGATGGTTGAACTGGCGGCGGCGTATTCAAACTCCAGCGGGCCAACCTTCTTGCGCACCGCAGCCCCCTGTCGGGTCACCGGGTCGATCAGGTCGTCAGCATGAATCTCGGTGGCCAGCGCCATCTGTCCGGCCTTGATCTGCGCCGGAATGGTGTTGGACGGCAGCAACCACTTGTTCAGGCATACCTCATACCGAGGCCAGGCCAGCGCCTGGAACTGGTTGACCGTCCTCCCCTTCCAAGGCTTCGCGCTCATCTCAAGCGCGGCCCGGCGCAACAGCGCTTCCTGCGAAGGCGTGTCAGCCGGAATCACCCGGCCGAAGTTCGCGGCGTAGGTGACCAGTTCGGCAGCCGTGGCAAAACTCTCGGCACCTGGAACGATCAAACCGGTTTCGATGACGAGAGGCATGGGTTACTCCGAGGTGCTTTCTGCTTTGGCTGGCTTTGACGCTTTGGCTGGCTTGGCTTCATCCAGCAACTCATGCACTTCGGGGTTGAAGTCGTCCTCGTTGATCTCAACGAAGTCGCCCTGATCCTTGCCCCACGGTTTGACTTGAACAGTCTTCATGTCTTTCTCCAGTGGATGCCCGGAGCCTAAGCCCCGGGCGTTCCGATTAGCCCAACAGGATGCCCGAGTGACGAGGGGCGATCATTTTCACGCCCCACGCCAGGTTGATCTCGTAGCGCACTTGACGTTTCTGCTTGTAGATGGCGAACTCGTAGGTCAGGCCCGACACAGGGTCGGTCACCATCATCACGTCGTCAGCAGCATCGCCGCCTTCTGGCATCGCAGGAGCGCGGGTTGCCAGTTGGATGGCCGAACGGTGGAAGAACATGTTGCGGGCGGCCGCTGCAATCACGGTGATGGCCTTGGCAGCCGCACTCATTGCAACGCGCAGACCTGGCTCGGCGATGGTGATCGAACCGCCGTTGGAGGTGTCGGTATCACCCGAAACAACCACGTACTTGTTGGTGTCGCCCGCGAAGGTGACGATGTCGCCCGCGAGGATGGTGCCAGTGCCGGCAGAAGCCAGGGTGATGACGGTCGCGCCGACAGCGTAACCAGCAGCGCTGGTGGTGGCAGAGGCGCCAGTACCCACGACAACACCCTCTTTCACCTGAGCCGAGTTATGCAGCAACAGGCCCTGGTACTCGCCCAGCGCGCCCTGACGCAACAGCGCTTCGGCTTGCGGGCCGCCGGTGTTGGTCTGGAACAAGGTCGACATCTTGCCGCGGATGTTCGCAACAGCTGCGCCACCGAGGACCAGGTGCATGTCGCTCTGCGGAGCGCCGTTGTCGTCCAGGATCTTGCGGGCCTGAGCGAAGTCGCTCATGTCGCCAGAAGTACCAAACGGAGTGGCGCCGGCAGTGCCGTAGGCGCGCGAGGTGTTGATGTGCAGAGCCGCGAGGTCGGCTTCGACTTCGTTGGTCAGGGTGCGCATGGCCTGGGCGATACGCTGGACGTTGATGCTGCCCAGGGTGCCGGCATTGCTGAGGCCCAGAGTTTCCTCACCAGTGATGCCGAACGGCACCGAACGCGCCTTACTGATGGTCATCTGCACGTTGCCGATGGTCTGGTTCGGGGTGTCAGCAGCGTAAGCCGCAGGAACCAGGTCTTCAGCAGTCATCGCGCCAACCACTGGCGATACAACGGCCTGGCCGACAGCAGCACGCTCTGCAGTCGAGTCGCGGGATACGGCCGGAATGAAGCCGACCAGTTCGCGGGATACAACGTCCATCGCTTCCTGAATGGAAGGGATCAGACTGGTAAGGGTCAAAGTGCCCATGCGGTACTACCTCTTAATCGACAATCTTGATTTTTGCCTGGATCGCCGCTCGTTGATCGAGGGGGCTCAAGGCTTCGTATTGGGTTCGTTTCATGGTCTTGGCGCCGAGGTTCGCGTTGCTGTGTTGCGCACCACCGCCATTGGCGTTGGCTGGGAACCAGTGCGGAGCCTTGTCTTTCATGTCGCTGAACCACTCCTTGAGCGTCAGCGGCTTGCCGTCCTTGCCGAATGCGTCTTCTACGGCGACAGGGTTGCCCTCGTCGTCGAGCTTGAAGGTCGCACTGGCGCGGAGCAGCGCGTCATCGATTGCGTACTGATGGAGGCCAGCAGCGGTAGCTTCTGCGCGAATGCCGTTTTCAAGGACGCGGCGACTGAACTTGTCAGCCCGAGTCTCGGCAGCTTCGCGCGCGGTGCGCTCTTTGGCGGTTTCCTGTTCGAAGCCTGCCTTCATGCGCGTGGTGCGCTTGTCGAGCACTTCGTCAATTTTCCCGGCAGCGATCAGGCCAGCTTCTTCGTCATTGGCGAACTTCGACAGGATGTTGCGAACCGCATCAGGGTCGATGCCTTCGAAACGAGCAGCATCCTGCTTGGCCGCCTTGAGCGAGCCCAGCAATTCACTGTTCTTTGTCTTGAGACCGCTTACAGCCGCTTCAACAGCCGCTGCAACCTTCTCCTCAAAGGCCTTGGTGTCGTCATTGCCGCCACCATTACCGCCGTTGCCGCCTTCACCGCCGCCTTCTTCCGCCATCAGCGGATACCACTTGCCGAAAATAAACATCTGCTAACCCCTTGGGTCTGTTGGCCGCCTGGCGGCAATAAAAAGCCCCGTCATGGACGAGGCTTGTGTGAATCGTTTTCGCTTACTCGCAGCGCTTGCCAGAGATCACTTCGCCGAGCGTCATGCCTTCGCGGACCCGGATCGAGTCGATGCCGTTGGATTTGTCGAGGGCGACCATGGCATCGGCAACCAAGTCGGCATCGTGGCCGTTCGAGTATTCGCCGATCTGCGTACTGGACTGGCCGCAACCACAAGGTCCGTCACCAGTGTTATCGTCAAACTCTCTGACGAACATGGTCACGATGTAGCGTTTAACCGGGCGAACCTTGTATTCGATAGTCTTCATAACGTCTCCGGCCTGCGCACAGGCTGATCTTCGGGCATAAAAAAGCCCCGGCGGATGCCAGGGCTGTTTGAATTCGTTTCATGACGCTACAGCGTGACGCGCTCACCTTTGAGCAGGCACCCGACGCAGAGCAAAACCTTGGTCCCGCCGGTTGGTTTGCCGTTCTTCATCAGGACGCCGATCTTGCTTTCAATGACCTCGCGCCCACCGCAGCGATGGCACTGAACCATCGCCTCGGGCTTCGGCATCGCACGCACGCGACGACGCGCCTGCTCGGCCGGGGTATCCGGTGGAGCGGTGCCGTCGATTACGTGGAAGCGGGGTTTGTCGGTCATGCTGCGATCTTAGCAAATGCCGCAGCATCACGGGCGCGCATCTGGTCCAAAGTCATCCATTCACCTGTAGGCGTGTAGAAGTCCTCCAGATCCAGCTTGCCATCCTTCAGCAGCTGGTAGCGCGCCGGGCCTAGAACTTCAATCTTGCGGGCGTCCGACTGACGGTTGAGCCATTCGCTGTAGGTGGTGTTCGCTGGAACCTGGCCGTCCATGCTCGCGCGCTGGGCTGGGCTCATCTCGTCGATGTTCATGCCAAGCTCTTTCCAGCTCTTGGTCACAGGCGCCGACGTCGATCGGCAGCACCAGTGGATCTTGCCAGGGCCTTGCAGCCAAGGCACCTTATGACCGATTGGCTTGTGCGTGAGCACGGTGTACTGGAGCTGGTCGCGGATACGGCACATCGGAGAGGTCTTGTTGTCGAGCGTGGACACCCAGCGCTCGGCCTTCAGGACTTCCTCGTTGGCCTTGTTGAATTCATCCCGCGCAGTCGCTGCGGTGTGGCTCACAGCCGTCCTGACGACCGCTGCAAGGTCTTTGCGGGGCCGCTCAAGGAAGCCGTCTGCGTATCCAGTAGCCCGAGAGCCACGAATGCCGCGAATGATCTGGTCAGTCGTCTTGCCTTCGAGGTAGCCGGTGCGGATGGCGTTGCGGACCTTGACCATGCGGTCAGCGGCGATCTCTTCGCCCCAGTTGCGCAGCAGGCGGCCCTGGAACGGCCGGGACAACGCAGCAGCATAGGCCTGCTCGGCGCTGACGCTGGCAATCGGGAAGCGAACCAGCACCGGTTCGGGAATCACCTTCTCGAACAACGCCTGCTGCCAACTGACCTCATAGCCTGCCAGTTCCTTCAGGTCGCTCTGTAGCTCTTGGGCGACAGAGGCATAGGCCTGAGTGTTGAGCAGCCGGACTTGATCCAGCAGCAGCTCCAAGCGTTCGACCGTGAAGGATTCAGCCGGTAGCCGCTCCAATGCAGCAGCCAGAGCAGCCGAAAGGTCAGCATCCGACCGGTTCAGCAGTGCAATGATCCGCCGGACCACGCCAACCTTGTACTTTTCGAGCGAGACCGCGTGGGCGATCTGCTCGTCTTCGAGGACTTGGTTGACGGTTGGCATTTACAGCACCCCGAGGCTCGGCCCCTGTTCGGCAATCTTGGCTTTCTCTTCGTCCCACTTGATGTCGCTCGACACCACGTTGCGGCGCTGCATTTCGGAGAACAGCGTCTCGTCGGACAGGCGACCTTGCGACGCCATGTTTAGCAGCAGGGGCAGAGTGGTTTCCGGGGCGAAGTCGATATCGAAGTTGCCCTGCACCTGGACATGACCACCTTCCGGCAGCCCGCTCAACTCGGCGAAGTGCTGGAGGATCTGGTCGAGCGCGTCTTCCAGGCCGCTCGCCATGGTCTGAAGCGGGCTCAGCTCCTGAGCAGCCTCATCCTCGGCCTGCGTGGCGGTCTTGACGGCCTGCTTGTCCTTCTGGAGCAGCTTGGCTCCGGCGACGCGCATCTGGTCTTCAAGGTCGGACAGTGACGTGCGCCCTGCTTCAATCGATGCGCCGGTATGCTCGACCCACTCCATTTTGCCATTGGTTGGCAGCTTGGTAGCCGACGCAGTGCCGACCTTCAGCTCCCAGGTATCGTCGTCGATGCCCGAGATCGCCAGCATCGGCACCCGAGCAACGTGAAGGATGTTGTCCTGATCGCTCTGCGACTGCCAATGCTTGGCGTTGAGGTAGGCGAGCTCCAGTAGTGGCGGCTTGGCCGTCATGAAGCCAGTACGGTCGGTGTAGAGGGTCGTCAGTGCGATGTGACCTAGGGAGGTCTTGCCCTCCTCATACAGCACCCACGTCTTCTTCCCTTCGACTTCCTGTTCGCGGTAGGTCATCCATGCGCCAGGGATCAGCACGCGGATCTGGTTGATGCACTTGATGCCGAACAGGCCATCCTCTTCCTCGACCGACTCCATGTAGCGGAACTGGGTCAGGATGTGCTCGCCACCGTCATTGCTGACGCGCCATCCAATCACCTGTTGAGGACGGATCATGATGGCGTAGGGGCGAGCCTTGACGGCTTGAGCATCTGCCAGGGTGACCAGCTGCTCAGTGTCGCCGCTCGGCTTGATGTTCGGGTATTCGGCCAATGCGTGGCACAGGCCGTGTGACAGCGCCTGAGTGAAGAACGACTTCGCCCAGACCTGCAGGTTGTTGCCCTGGCGGTCGAAGTCTTCAGTGAGGCCCTGAAGCACCGGCGGGACGTCATCGCCCAGCACGATTGGTTCGGCGAACACGCGGCCGGTGTTGTTCTTCACCGTCTCGCGATACGCCGGGAACAGAGTCGACAGGCTGATCCGCTTGCGGTAGTCCTCGCCCTCTTCCTTTGGCCACTTCGGCAGCAGCGCTTCACCAGCCTCGCGCATCGCCCTGGTGCCGCCCATCAAAGGATCGACGATGGCCCAGTCTTCGCGCATGGCGTCTACTGCCGGTAGCGTTTTGCTCGGGTCATCGGACATGGTTTAGATTCTCAAAGGTGCGGTAGAGGCGGTGCGCTTGACGATCGGGAAGCGCTTGACGATGAAGTAGCCCAAGGCATCGTTCGGGTCTTCCGTGCCGTCTTTGTTCGGCTCGCCGGCATTCGGCTTTCCGACTTCGGCGTATGTCTGCTGCTCAAGCACGCCGGTCGTGACTGGACAGAGTTCGGTGTTGACCTTGTAGCGGCGCTCGCCATCACCATTGAGGAACATGGCGTTGACAGACAGCACGCGGTCGCGCACCGCGGGGTTAGCCGGGTTGACGACCAGGGTGAAGCCGGCCGTCTTCAGCAGGCTGTGGTCCGTCTCGCTACCATTGACGCTCTTGCGGTTCTTGCCGCTGGCATCCGGGTAGATCGAGATGTGGTGATCCGGGTACTTTTCTTTCAGGGCTACAATCATCGCTGGCGTGTCGAACACATGAGTGATCTCACCCAACAACATCGGCTTACCGTCACGGATGACATGCACCGCCGCAGCCATTCGACTGATGTTGAAGTCGAGACCGATATGCAGCGCTTCGCCGCGCTTGATCGTCTCGCTGGTGTGGTTGAGCACCCTGTCGAAGCTTGGGTACACGCTGCCAGACACCAGATTGACGAACTTGCCGTCGATATAGGCGTCCACCAGATTCGCTGGATATGACTCTTTGAGCGACCCGATGTAGTCCTTCGGCAGGTTCTTCGCGTTGTCCCGTGTGCTGGCATGCACGATGCCGTACAGTGGGCGCTGGCTCGGGTTAGCGGCTAGCTCACGCACGAACTTGCGATAGACCCAGTTGAAGCCCTCAGGCGTCGTCGTGACGTCAATCGTGTTCTGGTCACGGCCAGGCCACACGGTCGACATCCGCGCAATGATCTTCTTCCACGCGCTATCGGCCTTCTTGACCGGCATGCAGTCGATCTCATCGACCAAGGCGTGCGCAATGTTGAAGCCGACAATGCGGTGCGGGTGCTCCATGCTCTTGCACACAATGGTGCTCAGGCAGCGCCCAAGGTTGTCACGAAGGTAAACGCGCTTCTTGCTCGGGACTATGTCGGCGAACAGGCCGAACGCCGTGGCGACCTCTGGCATCGTCTCGTAGAAGATGTCGGCGATCTGCGGATAGGTCGGAGCGAAGTAGCCCTGCGGAATGCCGGGGAACTCCAACGCGTTGACGCACATCCGCACGCAACCCACGAACGTCTTGCCGCTTCGATAGCCCCCAACAAACGCCATGAACTTCTTGTGGCTTTTGATGAACTCAAACTGGGGCTTGTTCAGCATCAGGATCGCTTGCATCTTCAACCCCGATGATTACTTGCTTCGGCTCGGGCAGACCTTTGTTCGGGTCTTCCAGTTCGCGGCGGAGCTTCTCGATGTTCAGTCGCTTCATCTCGTCATCGAGCGGCGAGCTGGATTTGTCGGAGAACATGCCCAGGTGTTTGGCCACCTTGTCGAGCGCGGCCAGCTGGTCATGCATCTTGATCTCGAAGCCTTCCTTGGTCTGCTTCACCCCCGCATACAGGGCAAGCGCAGCAGGACTTACGGTACGCGAGTCGTGCGCATGGACAGAGCCGAAGCCTTCTCCATGGCACTTTGGGCACTTGGGGTGCGGCCGTATCGTTGGATCGAACCCGAACCCGCCCTCTTCCGTCACGTCGTCAGGGTCAGCAGCATCTGCTACCTCCTTGAGCATCTCGGCCTCATCCTTCCACTGGTACTGGTGGTCGACGCCGAAGCAATGCCGGCAGCACCCGCGCCGATACTCGATCAGCTCATTCGGGTTTGCGGTGGCAATCATCCATAGTCGTTCGAGCACCATCGCCTGTGTAATTGCGGCTTTCTGTCCCCTGGCATTCATCCGCTTTTCGATTGCGGACTGAACATTAGGTTTGGTTAGGTTCTCTGCAGCTATGACTGCTGCCGACTTTCCGCTGTAACCCGCACGGATAGCTGCTTGCTTGCCGTTCAGGTCTTTCAGGTACTCATCGACGAAGCGCTGCTGTTTCGCTGTCAGCGCCATAGGGATTCCTTGAGACTTTGGTGCCTCGCTGGGGCAGGACTTGAAATGGTGGCTGGTTGCCGGTATTGGTGAAGGCCAACTCAACGCAAGGAGCAGGATCGTGGAATTCGAAACAGCGGATATTGATATCAACCCGGGGTCAGACGACCAAGTTCGGCTGTCTGCGGTGCCATTTCACTTCAACCCTGGTGAGCGCTCTCTATACACTGGCGCGGATGGCACAGGAGGAGTCGTGCGGCGCGCTGGCTGGCTTGGGCTACAAGCCGAACCATTCAAAGGTTGGCAGTCAGCTCACATCATTTCGCTTACCGGAAACAGAGGCACAGACCTAGTGTTCGAAGTGAAACGAAACTTCAACAGCCCGCTCCAGGAGGATGGCTGGCTCTGGTTCCCCGCTTCACCGCAAACTGTCAGCCGCTGCTGAAGCTAATTCATTGAGCGGCAGGCTCTGACACCTTCACGGTGAGTGTTCTGATCTTGCCGCCAGTGCAGCTATCGCGCTTCATGGCCATCTCTACGGCTTGATAGGC